CCAGACCCCGTGCCCGGAGAGTGCACCAAAACGTTTGGCCTGCAGAAAGGGGTCAAACCCCCCGCAGACATCCTGCCCACACAGACAGGTACGCCGACATGTTCCGCGATTGCAGTGCCCCTGAGTGACTACGCCGACCTGCTGCAAACAGAACGATGGGCTAAGGCCTTGAAAAGTCAGTACTTCTTGGATATGAAGCAGTTGCAACTTGAACGCGACCACTATGCTAAACTGTATGAAGAGGCCGCTACGCCCGAGCCGTGGCACCAACGGCCTGCCGCACAACGTGCCGTTGGCGGTATTACCGTGCTATTGGTAGTACTTAGCACAGGTGCGATCTACGCTTCTGCGTACAACATGCACTCAACGGAGCCTTGACCATGCAAAACCTTCTGGATTCCAAAATGCTCATCTTTGTGGTGTCCGTGGTGTTTTTGGCCGGTACAGGGTGGATGAACATCCAAGCATCTACAACTGATCTGGCAACGATTGAGGCCCGTTTGGACAAGATGGCAGAGCAGTCTGGGGGTAAGGGGGCTCCTCGACACGATGACCTGAGAACTCAGGTGGACACCATGCAGGATCGCTTGGTGCGTCTCGAGCAAGCAGTAGACAAGTTGAAAGAGAACCAGCAGCAGATGGCATTCAATCTCGGAGCGGTATGCGCAGCAACGGGGGCAAAATGCCAGTAACACCAGCCCGAGCAGCATATGTCCCTCTTGACGGCAGAGCAAATCTACAACCGATGGGGCGATGAAGTAGCCACCGTCCCCCTCGGTAGGCATGGATTGATACGAATCATACAGATGGACGGAGAGTCTCCACGTGGTCGGCACGTGCTGGATCAAGTCCTTCGACGAGTACGAGAAGACGGCGGCCCAACGACAACCGCACCGACGGGAAAACCGTGCCCTGTAGTTTCAAAAGCGTACCTGCAAGAACGCAGAGAAAGTCTGCAGGCACAAGTCGAGCAACCAGTAGAAGCCGAAGACGACGCTTTAGATTTTGAGCCTGTACAAATCGACCACGGGTTGATTGAGTACGACGAAGCCAGTGACGTGTATCGAACCTACGTGTCCAAAGCGAAAGCATGGGTCAAAACATCTGGTGCCGCACATCGAGCTATCGTTCGTTGGTACTCCAACTGGGACGGTGAGCCCGTCAGTCTCAATGGTGTCTCTCGCCGCACAGGGTTGCCCCGCAACTGGGTGATTGGTTACCTCAAGGCGCACGGAATCACGCACGACTCTGCACCGTTCAGCGCGGAAGAAGTGGCCCGTCGCGGTGTCGAAGACATGGCGCAAGATGCACTGGCGTTGAAGTTTGGGCGACTGGCAACCAAGACCGAAGAGTTGAGCGCCAAAGAAACTCACAAAGCAGCCCAAAACTGGTGGGACTTTGAACACAGTGTCCTCAAGAAGTTCAGGGAGTGGATTGCGGACACCACAGACTACTCTGTGCCGCGTTTGCGGATGCGACGTGCAGATGACCCCTACTGGCTGGTCACGAGCGCCACAGACTTCCACTGGGGCATGAAATCGTGGGGGCGCGAGTCTGGGTATGACTACAACCAAAAGATTGCACGGCGCCGGTTGATGGAAACCACCGAAGCGTTGATTGGCCGGTTGCCTGGTCAACCCGAAGGGATCATCGTTGCCGTCGGTTCAGACTGGATCCACTGTGACGCGCTCCGACCCACCACAACACGGGGCACTCCTGTTGATGTGGATGGGACACCTTTGCAGCTGCTCTTGACCGGTGCAGAGTTGGCTCGTGAGCACATTGACTTGTTGTCAACAGCGGCGCCCGTACGAGTTGTGTTGATGGCCGGAAACCACGACCGAACCAACGCTCATGCTCTGCTGCTGTACTTGCGGGCGGTCTATGAGACCAGCGACCGTGTGAGTGTGGTCAACTGCCACCATCTACGGACGTATCAAGAGGTCGGCAAAACGCTGATGTGCTTCACGCACGGCGACTCCATCAAAGTCAACAAGCTTGGACCCGTGATGGCGAAAGAACAGCGTGATGCATGGGGACGTGCAAAACACCACGTCGCATTTGGTGGTCACTTGCACCACCAGCGAGTTCAAGAGATCGGTGGCATCCGGCACTACCTGCTACCATCGTTGGCGTCGCCCGATGCATGGCACTCTGGTGAGGGCTACGTCACAAGCGAACAAGGCTTGATGGGAGTGATTGTCGACTTGGAGAACGGACCTACGGGTACGTTGTTCTGCCCCGTCAAAGACTAACGGCAGTCGGGAGACTCTTCGGTCTCTCGTTTGGCCCATCGCCCTGGACCGCTTCTTGCATCCTTACGGGCTTGTTCTGCAAGGTCGACCAACTTGGCCAACCAGTCAGGGTAACCCCAAGAAAGTTCACCTTTCTGCGTGGCGTGAAACGCTTCAGCGATTCCTTTGACATGCCGTAAGGTCGGCAACCGAATGCCTGATTCAAGTCGACTGACTTCAGGTTGTGTCAGATTGGCACATCGAGCCAGCTCAGCCAGAGACCATTTTCGTCCTGTGCGGTGTTGACGAACGAACATGATGAAGTCGGATTGTGTTTTCATGGTGCCCTCATTTGTAGTCACGGTACCCTTTCCGCAGAGGTATGTCAAATCAATAGTTGACAATGCGGCATAGGTTTAGTACAAGCAAGGTGGAGGTCAGCCATGTGGGATCAGCCGCACTACACATTCCGAACGTCTGCTCTACCAGACATTCAACAAATGACCAACCTCGAGCTGTGGGTTCCGGGGACCATGGTGTACGGCCTGGTGAACGGTCGCAGACGTGTACGGTTGGCGAAGCTCTGCGAGACTGGCGCCGCTTCGGGGATCGAAGAGTGCGAGATCTACGTGCCGCTGCACGGCGCGTGGTTGGTGCCCAACTATCTCGGCCATTTCGGACTGCAGTTTGACTGCTTGCCCATCAACACCGATGGGATTCAAGCTTGGGACAACACCCCTACGTCAAGAGCCGACATGGAGAGCGAAGGTCGACGACTGGCAGAGATGGCTGTGCGTTCTGGAGAGTTGCGCCCGCATGTGCTTGACATGGCAACACCCTATCAGTTCCGGGGTGTTTCTTGGTCGACGACTCGCCCATGGGTGTTCAACGTGTGGTCTGCAGGGTCGGGCAAAACGTTGGGCACTTTGATGTCGATCACATCCATCCCAGGACCTGTTGTTGTGGTGACTCCCGCCAAGGCCCGGCATGTGTGGTGGAGCCAAACGCAGGAATACACCACCATCAAACCTTTCCGTGTACGTCCCGCATCTGAAGTGAAGAAGAGTGACCAGTCGTTGGATGACTACTTGAGCGAGTGCTACGACGAGGGCAAACGTCCGTTTCTCATCATCGGCGCGGAAGCACTGTCCGACTACTTGCACATTGCAAAAAAGGTGCAGCCTCGCATACTGGTGTTCGACGAGCTGCACATGCACGGCAGCAGCAAACGCTGGACGGCGATTCAAGAAGCAGATGGCAGCGTGTCTTTTGAACGCCGCAAGACTGCAGCCAGTGGTGCCAGAACCTCAAAGGTCGACCGGCACAACCGGGCTGTGGCAGCCATGGACTTGAGCCGTCTGCCCTCCATCACGACAACGATTGGTCTCAGCGCCACGCCCCTCGATGATGGTCGGCCGCGCAGGTTGTGGAGCCAACTCGACTTGTTGTGCCCTGGAGGTTTCAGCCACAGCTACTCCAAGTTTGCCCTGCGATATTGCAACGCGCGGCCGGGACAATACGGTGGGCTCAACGACACGGGCAGCAGCAACATTGAAGAGTTGAAAGCACGATGCTCCTTCTTTGTACACGAGGTGCCATACAAAGAAAGTCATGAGTCGTTGCCTGACACTCGCGTGCAAGTGGTGTACTTGAGCAGCACGGAACTGAATCGTGCAGAGCGTTGGAGCGACGAGCAAACATTCAATCAAGCCATCAAGGGAATGTCGAAGACGGCGAAGCAAAACCCGTTGGCGAGAGAGATGATGATTGAAGCTCGACTCTCTGAGGCATGCAGCAGGAAGAGAAAGTATGTCACTTCGGAAGCGCTTGAAGGTCTCAAAGGTGGAGGTAAAGTTGTCGTGTTTGTCGCCCGACGGCGTGAGGCTGAAATCTGGGCCAATGAGATTGGTCGCACGGTTGGTCGGGGTGATGAGGGACAAAAGAATGTTCCCGTCTGGATGATTCATGGTGGGGTACCCGAATCCGAGAAGGACGCCATCATCGACCAGTACCGAGACTCTACGGGACCATGTTGTTTGGTCGCGACGGGGCAAAGCGTGGGTACAGGCGTCGACGGGATGCAGACCACAGACTTGGCAATCTTTGCAATGCTGCCGTGGAAACCGGGTGACTGGCAACAATGGAAGGGACGCTTTGACCGTTTGGGTGGACGTGCTACACTTCTCAAGGTTCCGATAGCGGAGGGGACGTACGACGCACGTGTGGTCGAGATCTTGGTCGAGAAGTTCGGCCCGATTGGTGACTTTCTTGCGGCGGACGAACTTCAAGGCTTGGATCAAAAGCTCCTCGGCTTAGAAGACAAAGACCCGATTGTTGATTCCATCATCTCGAAACTCACTGTAGAGTAGAGGCCCCCATGAAGTTCTACGTGGCCACACGTTTTTCAAACAAAGCTGAAGTGCGCCGGACTGCCAAGTTGTTGAAACAAGAGTTCGGTCACGACATCACGTACAACTGGGCAGATCAACCTCTTTTACCCGTGACGGAAAAGGTGTTGCGCGAATCCGCCGTCGAAGAGATCGAAGGTGTAAACGGTGCAGACTACGTGGTCGCGATTCTGCCTGGCGGATACGGCACTCACGTCGAGATCGGGGCAGCTCTGGTGCAAGACAAGCCTGTGGTTTTGGTCGTGCCCAACGATGGGCTGCTCTCTGACCCGTACAAGAATGCCATACCGTTTTACCGTCACCCCAACGTGTATCGTGTCCAGTCGTTGGAGATGGTGCCTTCTGTTGTCGAATACGTGATGGACATCGGATGACGAAGATACTCATTGATGCGGGGATGTCCTCGCGCGGTTGGTCACGGATTGGAACGTTCTTTCGTTGCCCTCAGTTGTTCGCGTACCAACGACGCCTGAACTTGGAGATGATACCCGCAGCTGCGCTCACACGCGGCAGTATGGGGCATGTCATGCAGGCCCATCAACATGCAATCTGGGGGTGCAAGCAAGGTGGGTGTCACGTCGGTGATGAGTACATGACTGATGCCGATGCGTTGCTTTCTCCAGAGGATTCAGTTCGAGAGTGGGTCAAACGGAACGGTGAAGGTGAGGAGTTTATCGATGAGATGGTGGAAACTTTCCGGCGCTACATGGCTAAGTTTCCCGAGTCACCGGGACGAGTCGTGGCGGTCGAGTACCCAGTCATGGCGATGCTGGGGAACAAAAACAATGAGTGGGGCTTGTGGGTCGTCCACCCAGACGATGCCCACACGCCCCTTGACGCGGCAAGATTCAAAGCCATCGACGGAGAAAAAATAATCCCGACGCCATTGAACTGCCCAGGTCACAAAGACTGCGGCAAAGCCATCACCCTCACAAGACGCTTGGACTTGGTGACACAGGACTCCATGGGTCGCGTGTACATCTGGGACCACAAACACAATGCTCGTGTGCAAGCCAGCAAGTCAACTGATGGTTACGCAATCGATGGCGGGTTCGCAGCGTTCCGCATCATGGGTCAGCAAATCTGGGGCACAGACTTTGGGGGAGTCATGTTGAACTTGATTCAGCGCACACCGCCATGGACTGTGGCTCGACCGATGGTCCCTGCAACACCTCATCGCGATCGTCACTTCGCAAAGATGTTGTGGCGTGCCGAACACGAACTTGCGCGGTTAGACCGTGACGGTGAGGAATACTGGGAGTGGCCGAAGGTTCAAAACGAATCTTCTTGCGTTGGTCGCTACGGCAAATGTTCGGGCATCAAACTGTGCTTTTACGGAGAAGCCGGGACCTTCTAAAAACAGAATCGCATCTCGTTTCAAAAAAATACTTGACGATGCGGTTTAGGTCCCATAGGCTCGAGACATCATCAGGAGGGAAACATGGCAGACACCTTGCCATCAGTCATGGTGACCGTGTACGGTCAACCAAAGAAGAAGAAAACCAGCGACCTGTTGGCGGCGTTCCCCAACGGTTTGTTCGTTGGTGTCCCCAGCGCACTGACCTTGGTTGCGCAGAACGAGCTGGGATACACGCCTGCTGTGCACCCGGATCCACCGCAGACGCTGGTGCAACTGGTGCAACTCTTGGAGACGTTCGCCTACAACCCCGGCACTGCCGAACCGTACGGTGCAATCATCATTGATGACGCCAGTCACCTTTGCAAACGCAGCATGCTGGAGTGGGAGCAACAAGCAGGACGCAACAAGTTTCTCCCGTACCAGATGCTCAACAAGCACCTGCTGCACATCTCCGGCTTGGCACGGCACTTGGGCGTACACATGGCAATGACGTTTCACGAGCGTGCTCCCGGCACGAACGCAGACGGGTTGCTTTGTCCGGGCGGCCCCGAAGTCCCCAGTCGCAATCAAGTGCAGACCATCCCGTCGTGGTGTGACTTGAACGTTCGCGCCATGGTCGATGCGACCTACCCCGACCCTTGGTTCCCCGGTGTGTACTACTGCGACCCGACAGACCCCGAGTGGATCACTGGAGACCGTCTCGGTGTCTGCAGCCGTAAGACGCCAGGCAACATTCGAGAGATCCTGCGGGCCAGCAACTCAGGTTACAACCTCAGCCGCATCGGTGGGTTGGAGTGGCAAGACGATGTTGCCGAGCAGATTGCTCAAGAGATGGCAGCAGGCTCCAGCGCGAAACAAGCCGTGACCAAGGTTGCGGGTGCACAGCAAGACACAAACCCTCTTCACCTGCGTTGGGCCTGCCAAGACGGCATCGCACGGGGTGTGTTACACAAGCAGCGCAGCAAAAGCTTGTTTGATTTTACGGTGAGTGGCGAAGACACTGCGGGACCAACGAGCCCGTCCAGTCCAGATCTTCCGCCTCCGCCTCCCATCTCCTGACGGATGACCCGTTTGGACCTCGGACATTTTGTCCATTGCAATGACAACAATAAAAACAAGGAGCCATCATGGCTACATTCCAAATCCCCGGCAACAACTTCAACGGCATCGGTATCGGCGCCTCCGCACCCGACGCAGGCTACTACTCCGTCAGCATCACCCAGATTGAGATGAAGCCCACTGACAAGCCCACGACTCGTCGTGTGCACGTGCAGTTCGACAACGGCTTCAGCATGTTCACCTTTATGAACGTGGGCTTCGACGCAAGCGGCAACGCCATCGCAGGTCTCAACGAAAACCAAACCAAGGGTTACTTGGCTGGTGTCAAGACCATCCTCAACTCTTTGGGATACACCGATGCAGACCTCAGCAACGGTACCATCAGCGACGAGTGGTTCCTCACCTCGTCTACAAGCCGCAAGGCTTTCGTGGAGTTCGTCCCTGGGCAGAAGGGTGTCGACGGTTCGTACAACACCATCAAGAACTGGTTGTCCAAGAGCGCGTTTGAAGCTCTCAAGGCTTCCGGTAACAAGCCCACTGTAGATGCTGCACCCGCTGCAGTAGGTATTGGTGCGCTTCCCCAAAACACTGCAAACGCAGTTGCACCTAACGTGGCCGGGAACGGGGCGGGTGCGCCCACGATCACAGCTGGTTTGCCGCCTGCACCCTCCTTGGCGCAAAACGTTGTGAGCTAAGCACTCGCAGGCCTTATAGGCCGGGGTCACCAATGCCATGAGGTCCGGTGTTGGTGACCCTTTTTTCTGGAGGGTACATGACCAAACGTTTCGACCCAAGAACATTGGGTGCACAATGCCACTTGTGTCCGTTGGGACCAAACGGTGAGTTGCGTCAGGAAGACTGGGAACCTGTTGGACCGGAGATCCACAACGGCTGCAAGGTGTTGGCCGTGGCGGAAAGTCCGGGTCCAGAAGAAGTGATTCGCGGTCGTCCGTTGGTGGGACGCTCGGGCAGCGAATGGAACCACGCACTGAGTAGCAACAAGCTTCGTCGTGTGGATGTGGACCTCGACAACGTCATCGCCTGCAAGCCCCCAGGAGAAGCGTCTGGTGCTTGGAAGCGACTCGACAAAAAGATTGATGGGTTGAACAAGCAACGGATGCGGCAGGGTCAAGACCCGGTCTTGCATCCACAAGTGTGCTGCGCTCCACGTCTGAAGCAGATGGCGTCTCGGTATCCGAACATCTTGACGTTGGGCAAAGTCGCGACGCAAGCATTGACCGGCATC